CCCCGCCTGCCATAAATATTGCAATCGCAGCTATCACAATCAAACTATCAACCCCTTTCATTCCAGTTTTACCAGCGTGTACCTCATGTACCCGTATCCGTAGTATTCCGGGCTATGTACGCCTTTGCTCACGCTGTCTTTGTCCACGTAGTAACCTTTTATCGCTGTTGGTTCTGATTTGAACCATGCACGATCTGAAATTATTCTTATTTCCGGCTCTGGTCTTACAAGGTTTTTGCTGCAATTCCAACGCTTGCCCTGTAATGCCCCGTCTGCCTCTGTCCTGTGCGTATCTGTGTACTTGATAAAATAGCTTGCCAGCTTTGCGTAATTTCCAGAATCGTCTAACGGGAATACCTTTACCCTATTGTGTCCCTCATACGCTTTGTACCAGCATCGTTGTAAAATCTCTGTATCAATCTTGTTGATAACTAAATGGTGGTGGCGTGCCCCTCTTTTACCAATCTCCATAACATGCACATATTTAAGCTCTATGCCTGCCTTTTTGCACTCTTTGCGTAACTCCCGTAAAAAAATATCCATGTCCTTACGCATCTGCTCCCTGCTTCTATCCGGCTGTCCCTTTTTTCGTATGTAGTCCAGTTCTAAGTGATAATCCCCATATCCAAAATTAGCATTTAACAGTAATCGTAATTTTCTCTCTGCTGCTCTGGTATTAACCTTTTTCTGCTCTTCCTTGGTTGGCTTTACTTTATCCCCTCTCTTTATGCCCGGCTTTTTGTATCTGCTGGTAAAATAACGCTCTACCTCTATCGTCTTTCCTGCTCTTGTAACTCTCTCTACATACGGCATATGTTTTTACCTCTCTTTTGTCGGATAGTTAATACTTTTATCAAGTGGTAAAGGCAGGCTCTGCGCCTGCAATTTCCTTGACTTTTCGCCATACGCCATTTATACTTTTGTTAGACAAATTGTTAAGGCTTATAGCTTTGCCCCTATGGTATTCCAGTACCGTAGGGGCTTTCTCTTTTCATTGTTTCTTTTCCTCTCTGTATGAGGTGTAAATAAGGCGTGAGTGCATATATATTGGTTTGCTCCCGCCTTTCTTGAAATGGTCTGTACATTCCCAATTTCCCAACCTTTTTAATAATCCGCGTTTCCTTGTGCTGAAATGGTTATACGGGTATGATGTCAGCCATACATAAACTGCGCCTGCGGTCTGCTTCTCTGCATTCCACTCTTTTACACCTATCTGTTCCCGGTCTACCTGCACAAAATCAATGCCAGCGGCTTTTAATTGCCTTTCGGCTCTCTTAAAAAACCGCTCTTTATCCTTTTCCGTCCATGCAAATTTCATTCTGTGCCTTTCCCGCAACTATTCTTACATCTTGCCATTTCCTGCCCAGCAAGCATACTTACCAACTCCATAAGTTCATCTGCACCCTTTTCGTCAATAAACTCACATCTAATACAACATGCGTTATATCCACAGATAGCGTCAAATACAGATTGTACCTCTTGACATGTACCGCAATCTTTCAATGTTTCAATCAACCCCACTAGCCCGGTAACTGCCTTTATGCCTAGCTCCCCGCCTTTTCCATGTATCGGTATTGATATTTCCTGTGCCTTTGCTGTGCGTTCTCTGTTTAAAATGATTCTGCTTTTCATTGTGTCTAATTCCTTTCTACTGTTTCCGGCTGCCACCATACCTGCATCTTTTCTACTGATACCTCGAAAGTGGTTCTTTTCTCTTCTGATTCTGTGTTATTATCGCCGTAATACTTTTTCACATACTCCCGGCTCTGTAATCTGCCAGTGATTTTTACAATCGTGCCTCTTTTGTACTTTGCAATCTCGCTGGCGTTCTCCTGCCAGAAAATACATGGGATATGTACGTTTCCACCCTGTATGCAGTTTTCCACTTTCAGCATTACATCTGCTATATGTTTTCCCCTTGGTGTTTCTCTTACTTCCGGGTTATTCACAATTTCCGCTGTTAATTGCACGCCGTTCTGATATTCCGGGAACCCTACTGTTACAACGTGATCTGCAAGGATAAAAACAGCCGTATGCCCGCTTTCTGCGTTCATGGCTTTCTGCAAAATGCCCGTTGCCATAATATCTCTGCCAACCACCATATTTCTTGCTATTGCTTCTGCGTCTATGTTTTCATTTTCCTTTATTTTTGCAGCTACAATTACCGTATCCTCTGCCCCGCTTTTTCTCGGTACACATACCCGCAGCACTACATAGCGGTTTTCTGTGTCGTATCCGCATACCCCGCTTGTTACCTCTGCCTGCTTTACCGTTCCCATAATTCCGGCAAAATTTTCATTGTTCATTTTTGTATGTTCTCCTTTCCGGGTGCGGGGGAAAAATCCCCCGTTCCCCCTTTACTGCTCCGCAGCCGCAGGCATTTCACAAGAAAGACCGGGCGCAATGCTCCAGTACGCAAAGCCAGCGGTGCTGTACAAGCTCACGTAAGCCCCGCAACGCAGCCCGTTGGCGCAGTCGCCGCCCACAAGAGGCACAGCCACAATTTCTGTATCTACCGCCCCGTAATCTGCTGCATACTTGTGGCTATCTCCAGCAAATGAAATCGGCAAACGCCCGTATGGTGTCATTACGGTTTTATCTACATATCCATAACGCCAATCATTCCACATATAGCGGTATACGTCTGTATATCCCTCTCCTGTAAAGTTTGGCTCTCCATACGGCAATACTTTTACAATTCCGTCTGCACAGATCAGCTTTGTTAAACGCTCCCATTTATCGCCCCATAATGCCTCTGTATGGAATACCTTAACCTGTGTTCTGAAATCAGACGCACCGTAAAACTGCCCTTTGTCGTTTAATGTGCCTGTATCCGCTGGCTGCCCGGTTCTGCTGTTTCCTGTTCCGTAGGCTGTCTGCAAATCGTCTGTTTTTGCCATAATCTTTAATAGGCAAATAATGTAGTTCCATTCCCACCATGAACTCATGCCCCATTTATCGCCGTTTGCCTTGCAAGCCTCGTTTTCCTGCTCCGCTGTCATATCTCCGATAGTCTGGCAACCACTAAGGCTGCGGGCTACGTTTTCAACCAGTGACGGCGTATAAATATGTCTGTAAAATCCGGCATTTAATGTGCCGTCTTTGCCTGTTCTGTGGTATGCGTTGTATGCAGCATCGTATTTTACGTTGCTCCAAATGATATATTCGTCTGTAGCTGTTTCGTACTGACACAGCCAACCGCCTTTAAAAGCGGACATTGCATTACCTGCATAATAAATATCTGTAATATCGCTCTTTGCCCCGTCCTCTTTCAGTTCGTAATTGTCCGGGTTTAATCTGTAGTCCTCTGTGCCGTCAAACTTAACCATGCAAGGGTAGTTATTCTTTACAAATTCCACATTGCCCCAGCTACCATAGTTAAATGTACCCTCTACAAAATCCATTACCGCAGGTATCATGCCTGCGGCATCGTACAGGTATGTTACCCGCTTGTTGCTGTCCTCTTCATTTTTGTTAATCTTAATTCCAAACCGTACAGCTCTTTCTACTGCTGCCATTGCTTCACTCATACTTTTTTACCTCGTTTTCTCATATAAAAAATGTGTAATACAGTGTCATTGTCAAATCACTAAATTTATACTGTGGGTGTTCTCCCGGCTCTAATGGTTTCATTAACCCCAGCTTTTGCCAGTCCTTATGCCGGATATCCGGCACTACCGCAAAATCCTTTACCTCTGCCCGCCATATCTCTTTACTGATCTGGCTTTTATCTTCCCGCAATATTCCCAGCCAGCCTATGTATACGTCTGCCTCACTGGTTTCGTACCTGCTGCCCTTGCCCTTAACAATGCGTATTCTTGTTATGTTGTGTATTGGCTCTATGAATTGCTCTAATGTCATTCTTCTACAGCCCCATCCTCTACAATCCTCATTTCTCTTCCAAGCACGCCCACCTCTACGCCCTCACACATTACAAAATATACTGTGCCGCCTTGTCGGTTGCTTCTCTCGTTTATCTTTGTTACCTCGTATACCTTGCCTACTTCCGGGCTTGGCTTTGTTGGCACATGCTGTACAATTTTAATTTTCATTGATTTTTCTCCTATTTCTCTGGCATTTCGTATATTCTTGGTATTTCCGCTGCAAATGGTGGAAATGCTGGCGCACCCTTTAAAAATCCGGTGCTGCCCTTTGAATACAAATAAGAAACACTCACTTTCTGTATTTCGTCTATAATCTCTAAACACCGCTCTTTTGTTTCGTATGTTCCTATTTCTTCTAATACTCCGTCAGAAATAAAAATGCTATGTGTTTCTTTTGGCTCTTGCCCCTTTTTTACTCTTGCTGTTGCACTTCCATACTCCACACATGCGTAATTTCCACCCAGTCTATACAGCTTTTCTCTGTCTTGGCTTCTTATGTACATGCTGCTCATGTTTTTCCTCTCTTTCTTTTACTTCCCAATAATAAGCGTCCATTATCCACATTTCCTTACTAAAGGTAAGTGATAATGCTATCGGCATGAAAAATGCTGAAATCGTGATAATATCCAAATCCAAAAGAGGTGCAAACGGTGTTGCGATTCCCAACACCGCTATTACTGCAATCCCGCATAATTTCTGCTTAATGAAATATCGTTTTCTTCTGCGTCTTTCATGTTCCCGTTGCTGTAATTGTTTTTTTGCATAATTCATGCCGTTATAAAAATCTTTTGTGCGTTCCATACTTCCCTCTCTTCCCGGCGGTGCTCTTGTTTTCATATTGCCCACGCTCCTGTAGTGGCTTTGTATGCTGTGTTGCCCCTTTTCGCATTAAAAAGTTGCCTAAAACCTGTTGACCATCCACACACTCTCTAGTTGGCGTGCCCACTGCTCCAAATTCACAGCACCCAGCGTGTAGTTGTTCGCCTGCTGCCACGCTGTCGCAGGTTGCCACGTTCCTGCTTTCAATGCGCCGTATGGGACTCGAACCCATGACTTACCGCTTATGAGGCGGTTGCTCTAACCAACTGAACTAACGGCACTGGTGCGGCTCATTGCCGCTTATGTGTATTCCTCGTAAATATTTCCATCTAAATCAAATGCTAATTGACCGTCTAAATTTTCATCTTCCATCCACCACTTAAATACTTTTTTCCCTGTACTCCACATTTCCATAGTTTTTAACCCTCTTCGTTTTCTTTCATCAATCATTTTTTCAAACGCACGAATATACGCATCTCTATATTTTGGGTATCTTTCAAATTCTCGCCACCTATGTTTACCAGCCAACGGGCAGCCTATGCAGCCAACCCTACCCCAGCCACAACCATACAGCGGGTTTAATTCAATATTTTCTTTTCGTATGTACCAATATAAAAAATCATCGTCCCAGTCTATCAATGGATTTATTAACGTCTTTTGTGTCCTATAACAGTTTTCTACTATTCTTCGTGTTTCCGAATTATCTAAATTAAGAACAACCACCCCCCCCCTTGTTTGTTAATTGAAAATTTTCATTTTCTTCTATCTCACTCACTAATTTTTTCTTTGGGTTCGTAATTGTAACTATTCCTTGATTTTCTTTTCTGTTCCTGCTTTCGGCTTTTCTTACTCCTGTTACTAACTTTTCGCCCAGTCCTGTATTTTCTTTTAAATCTTTACAGCAATACCGCATAATTCGTGTTGGCGGTGTTCCATGGCTTACAATTAACTGCCACATTGATTGTGCAGGATAGAATATTTCGTACGGTACTCCCATTGCCTCGTATTTTTCTTTTTCTCTTCTTATGAAATACACAGTTTCTGGTGCATCTACTGTTGTATGGTTGTGTCTTATCTTGTATTCCAATCCGTATCTGTTTTTTACCTTTAATGCAATATGCTTTAATACGCTGCTGTCTTTCCCGCCACTATCAGAAATTACGCACCCGTTATTCCCGCACATCATATGCAATATTTCTATTGCTTGTTTTTCCTGTTTTTCCATTTCGTTCTCCTTTGTGCATTTAAAGCGTTTCCTGCGCTTTCTCTGCGCTATATGTATCCGCCGTAGCTCCGCAGCGGGCGTACTCCTTATAAATTGTGTCCCGGTGTACTCCTAAAGTAGCTGCAATATCTACTACCCTGCTGCCCGCCCGGCTCATTTTCTCTATTACTTGCCTATCTTCATAGCGCAATCTTTTGTATTTTCTTGCCACCGTTCCCGCTCCTTTCTCTTGAAATAAAATAAGCGCACAAGAGCTTTTTACACTCTTGCACGCTTTCTTTTCTTGCCATAAATAAAAAAGAAATCCGGCAAGAGATTTTTAATTTCTCTTGTCGAATTTCATTCTAAAACTTATCTAATAGTTTTCATTTAATCATTCCAAGTAAAATTCCGAATGCCATACTGAGAACAACTGATATCAGGCTGATTGCTGAAAACACACTGGTTTCTTTTAATAAGAAGATGATATTGGCAACAATCGCCGGTACACTGATAGAAAATGCCTGTGGAAGAATCACAGACCGAAACATCTGCAAACAGTTCATTCCCAATGCCAGTGCCGATTCCATTTGCAGCACCGGCACTGCCTCAAGCTCGCTTCGAAAACTCTCTGCCATGTAGCTTCCACCCAAAAGCCCTAATCCCACAGCTCCGCATACTTCCGCGGATATAGACAATCCAACCTTTGGGAGTCCAAAATAGATAAAAAATAGCTGCTTCCCCCACTCAGAGAAACAGCTACTATAATCACTGAAAGATGATTCATCTAAAATCTGATTTTTTAGTTGTTAGAATAGAATGAACCCATATAACGGATATATTCATCATCTGTTTTATTTGCCTGCCAATTATGAACATTTGCTTTATTGTGCTCACCTGCAATAACAGAAAGAGATTTGCCAAGATTGTCAAATGCTTCCTCTACACAAGCTTCCGGTGTCATAGCAGTCTTCATAACAGCTTCTCCTGCTGGACCGCCTGGAAGATTGCTTAACAAACTTGGTGTAATTGTTGTTCCTAACGTGATAACCTCAACGTCTACATTTGTACTCTCACATTCTGCTGCCACAGCTTCTGTCAGTTTCTTAATGTAAGATTTTCCTGCACCATACTGTGCGTTATATGGTGAACTACTGATCGCTGTCAAAGAAGATACATTAATTACAGCTCCACGATCCTGCTTTGCAAAGATTCCCATGTAATGATAGAAGCATTTCAAGAATGTCATAACATTAACATTGATCATCTGCTCATGCTTCTCCCATGGAGTATCCTGCAATTTTCCAAATGTATGGAAACATGCAACATAACTCATGAATCCCATATCAAGGTCTTTTGTTGCTTCAAAAATCTTGTCAGTACAGTCGGACTGTGCAAAATCTGCACGAATAACCATGTGATCCACACCATATGTTTCGCTGATACTCTTTCCAAGCTCCTGAAGTTTCTCTTCTCTTCTTCCTACCAGGACAACACTCATTCCCTCAGATGCGATTTTCTCTGCAAATGCTTTTCCAACGCCTTCTGTTGCTCCAAGGATGATACCCCACTCACCGTATTTTTCTCTTAAGTTCATTGTTTTTTCCTCCTAATTTTTTCGATTCACAACTAAAATATACTATAGCACACCTTAAGGAAAATAACAATGTGATTTTGATATATTTTTAACAAGCTATGCCGATCTGTTGGCTTACCTTATAACTTCTTTTACAGAGTGATGTATCCTATTCATTATTACTTGAAAAAATATCGGCCACTTCACTAATTATAATGTATGCTGCCGGATCAATGTCATGAACAATATCCTTCATCCGGATCACCTGATACCTGTTCACAACAAAGTAAACCATTGTTTTATCACGATTGGAATATCCTCCTTTTGCACTGACTCGTGTAATACCGCTTCCAAATGTTTCAGTCAACACCTTGCATATCTCATGAGGCCACTCTGTCACAATAATTGCACACTTTGCTCTGTCGATACCTTCTACAATAAAGTCAACTGTCTTCAATGCAGCTGAATAAGCAACGATCGAATACAATGGAAGCACCCAGCTCTGAAGTACACATCCACAGATAATATATAAAATAATATTATATACCATTACAAATGTTCCTACCGTAACACCTGCACGTTTTGCGAAAATAACTGCCATTACTTCAATACCGTCCATCGCACCGCCATAGCGAATCGCAAGACCGCTTCCAATTCCGGAGATCACACCTCCAAACAACGCACATAACAATAAGTCTGTTCCTGCAAGCGGCGAAGCAATACTGACATCAATCGGAAAGATGTCTGTGATCAGCCATGCAAACAAAGAATAGATTCCGACCGTATAAATCGCATAGAAAGTAAAGAGTCCTCCCTGCTTTTTCAATCCCACAAGGAACAATGGAATATTTAACACCAACAAGAAGAACGACAATGATAAACAAGAAGGTGTTATCTGTTCAAGCAACATAGAAGTTCCCGAAATACCACTGTCATATAATTTGACCGGTGTCATGAAAAGTGTAATGCCAAAAGCGTTTATCATTCCGGCAACCGTAAGCATCAAAAGATTTACAATTCGAGGTTTCTGGGTCTGTCTCATTTTAAGCGCTCCTTTGTCAAAATATAATTTACCAATGTTGGTTGATTTTTAAATCATACCACATAAGTAGTTATATTTCCACCTGTGTAATGTGTAATCCCACTAACTCCATGTACTCGACTTATTTTTTCTATATTTTAACGGAGATACCCCATATGTTTTTTTGAAACTTCTGATAAAATAACTTACATTCTGATAGCCACTGAGCATTGCAACTTCTGTAACTGGAATATCCGTATTTTGTAACAACTGTTTTGCATGCTCCAACCGCAAATATGTAACATATTTTGAAAGCGTAATATGAAAATGTTCTT